TGATGATGTTCATGGGGGCGACTCTGCCTCTGGTGAGGTGCCAGAGGGAGAGTCAGGAAGGGGGCAGGAAAGCTCCTCTTCTAACATTGCTCTGCCTTTACAAGAGGCAGGTAGCAAGAGAGGGGAGGAGTTTGCCCAACCTTCCGATGCCCCCGGTCTGTCCCCGGACTTACCCTCAAAAAAAGAGGGAGGGGAGAGCTGTGCTTCCGACAGTTCTGAGCCTGTAGAGGCATCGGAGGGGGAAGGTAGCTCCAGTGATGGAGCCTGTCAGAAGTCGCTGGAGTGTGCTTTCCCACAACAGGTTGAGGGGGATGCCTCTATGGATGGGCAGGCATCCATAGAGGAAGGGACCGGAAGCCTTGCTTCTGAGGCAACCCTCGAGGATATTTTAGATATCCTCGAGGAAGAGGGGATGGAGGAGCCCCAGTTGTCTCAGGAGCCAGGGGAATTGAGTACCCTGCCGACTTCCGGCGGCGCTAAAGAGGGGGAGGCGCCGGAACCCGAAAGGGAAGTATCCCCCTCATTATCTTTTAAAGAGTTGAAGAAAATAATGGACAGAAGGCAAGCTATGCCTTCTGTCCAATCAAGATACAATTTTGGTGGGATATCAGCAAGCTTGGAAGGTTTGTATGGTATCCCACCGAGGGAGTTGATCAACCGCACCAGACGAATATTTGCTCGTCTGGTGTCAGAATTTGGGGAGGGAGAGGAGGGTCCTCGTTGGGATCGTAAGAAGATTTCAACGAGGACTGCTTCATATCAGAATTGGCGGGTTTTCGATCGCAAAAAAGAGGTAGGAAGACCCGCTATCGCTGTGCTTCCTGATGTGTCGGGAAGTATGGCAGGCTTTGCTAATCAAGTTCTTGAATTATCAAAAGTTTTGATGGCTCTAGGGGTGCCCGGGGCTGAGGTAATAGTAGTTGTTCAGAGTAATGGGCATCCCTTGGAGTTGTGGATAAATGGGAGGAAGGAAGAGAGTTTTGATTATTATTATTGGAATTCTGAGCAAATATTTGATTGGTATAAAAATGTTTTTTCTCGATTTGATGTCAAAGTGGTTATCTTAGCAGCTGATTGGGATGGGGCATGGCTTTATTCCCGTATGGCTGAAAGTATGGCTGTTAAGATATATTGGCTTGATGTGTATTTGAGTTCAAAGGTTTATCCCACTTTGTCAAGCCAATTTCCTCCTAAGTGGTCATATGGAATCAAATGGAGCATCACGGCATCCAAAAAAGTGAGATATATATATGGGTGCTGTGATGTTGTAGACTTTGTAAAGGGTTTGGAGTTAGCAATAAATAAAAAATAAAACAAGGAGGTGGGGCTATGTTAAAAGTGCCCGTTCGTGGTTTACCATCTAAAAAGGTTGTTTATGAATTTCCCAGTTTAAAAGGTAAGGTGGAGGGTGGTAGTTTTAAATTGTTTTTGCGAGCTCAGTTGAAGAAGGTTCCAGAGTATCATGAAGCCGTTGAGATGGATTTCAAAGTAGAAGGCAAATCTTCTGAGGGTATTCCCATTCCTGTTAATACACTTGGTAGGTGGTTATTTGGTGTTTCTGGTTATGCTGGCAATGCGAGGTTTATTGCATTGCCAGGTAAGGTTCCTTATGTGGAGGTGTGGTGTGGGGGGTGTGAGGAGGAAGTTATTAAAGTTTTAGATAGGTTGTTTTCGTATGTAGGAGGCAAGAGAATTTAAATATCAGATAAAACACAAAAAAGAGGAGGTGGAGCTATGAGGAGAGACTTTGATGGGAGAGAGGTCAAGTGTATTCTTAAGATGTATTATCCCAGAGCAGAATTCAGAGTAAGGATTAGGAGAGCCGGTTTTGATAGAACGCTTGAAATTCGAACTGATTTATTGCAGTATACTCGGGCGGTAAATGAGAAACATTGCGATTTAGAGTGGAAGTTAAGACGAAGAGAAGGATTAAACGAAAAAGAGTGGGAGGCTTATCAGATTTATGAGAAAATTAAAGACCAAGATACGGAGTTTAAAAAAAGCATAAAAGAAATATTAAAAAAACATGGCATTGAAGAAAATATCAATCGGTGTGAAGTATCAGGAGAAATCTTACTTGGTGCCAATTTTTATATTGATATAAAACCATTGGAGTAAAGTTAAGTAAAACAACGCCCGCCTTGTAGAGGCGGGCAGGGAGGCGGAGCCTTGAAAAAAAGGAGGTGATGCTTATGGAGGAGAGATAAGAACAGTATAATCAGTGGTTAAAAAAAAAATCAAGAGGAGGTGGAGCGATGAAGGAAGTTCAAGCACCGAAGTATTTGACCCTCTGGTGTTTTTGACATTTGTCTTTTTGTGTTTGTTCATATAATGAAAATTATTTTGATAGAACCTTGGGGGAATTAATTGATGGGGTAGTGGCTGTAAAAAACTAAAAAGGGGGTGAGGAAGATGTTGAGAGTATTGAAAAAGCTGTTTAGGAGGAGGAAGGATTTTGTTGTGAAGTTTAGATTGGATTTTGACTTGGTGGGGAAGAGATGGAAATTTGTTGAGAATAGATAAAAAGGAGGTGGGTTATGGTAGATGCGAACAGGTTTGTTGAGGTTCTTACTAAGATGGTGTATAGGGAGTGTAAGAAGAGGGGATTGTGTCCTGACGAAGATTTAGTTCAAGATGTATTGATGCGGGGATGGGTTGCATTGAGGCGCTTATATTCCCAGTCGAAGGGAGTGAAGTGGACTACATATGTTTGGTATGTGATTGATTCGGTTTTGAAGGATAGGAGAAAAGAGTTGCAAAAGTGCAAAAATGTTTTGTTGTTTGATGAGGTGTTAGGCAAAAGTGAAGATGGAGAGTTGGAGAGTGATATGTTTGTTAAGTTTGAGGAAAGTTTTAGTGAAAAGTTATTACGGATTGTGAGGTGGTATAATGTAAATGAGGATTTTGTAAAGTTGGTGATAGGCGATGTAGATGTAAGCAATGCTTTGAGAAGTATTAAGGTTAGTAAAAAGAAAGGTGAGGAGTGGATAGAGTGGTGGTTGGGGCGACGTTTAAGTGAGGATGAGCGACGGTGTTGTGGTGAGATAAGAGCTCTTTTGAGAGAGATGTAATTTTATATAAGGAAGGCAAGGGAGGAGCTTGGAGGTAGCAATATTTCTGGGCTCCTCTCTTTTTTATTTTGAGGTGTGAGGTTCTGGTGTGAGGTCAGAGGGTTTTTTGTGTAAAATTGGTAGTAGAGATGATGATGTATTTAAGTGTGAGGTATGAGGTTAATAAGAAAGGAGGTGGTTTTGTATGAGGTGGAATGATGTCATGTGGAAGTTGGTTAAGTTAGCTAATTTGGTGGCGGATGAGAAGTTAGAGAAAGGTGGGATGTGGGGTGTGTTGCGGTTTTTAAAAGATGGTTATGTATGGGGTGGTAATGGATATTTTGAGTTTTTGTTAGAGTGTGGTGTTGATTTTGATGCGGTTGTATCTGCTTCGAGGTTTTATGATGTTGTGAGGGTATTAAACGAGGGGTTGGTGTATGATGTTGAGGTGGAGAGTGGGAATTTGGTTATAAGTGGTGAGGGTGTGGAGGTGAAGTTAGGGTTGATGCATGTGGATAGTTTTGGGTGGAGTGTGGATAGTTTGTTGACTATAGAGGATGGCAAAGATGTTGGTATTGATTGGCATAAGGATATTGTGAAGGTATTGAAGAAGGAGATGCAGATTGCGTCAGCGGGAAGTTTTTCGGATTATAAGGCGATATGTTTTGATTCGAAGGGTGTTTATGCAACTGATAGGGTGAGGATAGTTTGTTATTTCTTTCCTATTGTGATTTGTGAGGATAAGGTATTGATTTCTGTTGATGGTGTGAAGAGGTTGATAGAGGTGATGGAGGATGAGTTAGTTGTAGGTGCGTGGGTTTTAGGGAATAAGTTATGTATAAAGTTTGACAGTGGGTTGTTGGTATGGGTTTCTTGCTATGATATGGCGTATCCTGATATGGTTCAAGTGTTAGGAATGTATAAGGAGAAGGTAGAAAGGTTCTTTGTGGATAAGTTTGTAATAGATGAGGTTAGTAGGATGTTGAAGGTGTTGGATTCGTCGGATGTGTTGTATTTTGTGGTAAATGATGGATGGTTAAAGGTTTATGTGAGGTCTGTGAAGGGGTTTGAAATTAGTAAAAGGTTGCAGCGGGTGAAGGTGGATGGTGGATATGAAGTTGGGGTGTTGGTTAAGGATATTGAGGATGTGTTTGATGATGTGGTGGAGTTAGGGTTTTCTGATGAGGTGATGTATTGTCGGAGTGAAGATGGGTTGGAGTATGTAGTAGCAACTGTGAGGTAAAAATGAGGGGAGGTGTTGGATATGGTTGATATTAGTGGGTTGTTGAAGGATTTGAAGTCTTTAAAAGGTGTTTCGTTTTCGTTGGGTGATGAGAAGAAGGTTAAGAATTGGTTAAAGTCAGGGATATTGGCATTTGATTGGTTAGTATCTAGAGGGAAAGGGTTTCCGCTTGGGAGGGTGATTGAGATATGTGGGGATTATTCGGCTGGTAAGAGTTTGGTAGCGTATAAGTTATTGGCTATGGCTCAGAGGAAGGGTTTTTTGGCGGTGTTATTTGATATTGAAGTGTCGTATGACAAGGAGTTTGGTGAGCGGTGTGGAATAGATAATAGTCAATTGTTGGTGTTATCTGGTTTGTCTGTGGAAAAGGTTTGGGAGGTTATGTTTGAGTTGTTGCAGAGGTCTGATGTACCTGTTGTGTTTGTGTGGGATAGTGTGGCGGCGACACCTACTGAAAAGGAAATGAAAGATGGGATGGATGTACGAGATTTGACGAAGGCTCAGTTAGTTGGTAAGGGATTTAGAATGGTTGTTCAGGAGCTTGATAGGAAAGATAGTATGCTTGTGTTGTTGAATCAGTTGAGAGAGAAAATTGGGGATTTTTATGGAAGTAATGAGTTTGCACCTGGTGGCAGAGCAATTGATTATCATGTGTCGGTGAAGATAGATTTGAAGAGAACAGGCAAGATCGTAGATGACAAGATGGTGCGGGGTTTTAAGGTAAGAGCTGTAGTGTCTAAAAATAGGGTAGATATACCGTTTCGTGAGTTGTTGATTACGTTGAGATGGGATCGAGAGGATTTTGTTCCGTGGTGGGAGGGGTTGCTTGATATATTAATACTGGAAGGGAAGGTAATAGAGGCAGGTGGCTGGTATAAGTTTGTGTATGAAGATAAAAAATGGAGGGCTGGTGATTTTTTTGAGATTTTAGCGGTACAGCCAGATAGAGTTCTTCCGGCTCTGGAAGGGGTGTTTGGAGCCGAGATATATGATTATTTAGTAGAAGTTTTTCCGGAGTTAAAGAAGGCTGCGAATGAGTAGAGATTTTGCGACGAGGTATAGACCCAAGAAATGGAGTGAAGTTGTTGGGCAGGATCATGTAGTGCGTGTTTTGAAGAGGAAGCGGGATTGGAAGACTCTTTTATTTTATGGACCTTCTGGGACGGGTAAGACGACAGTAGCGAGGCTTGTTGCGATGTGGGTGAATTGTGAGGGTGGTGGTGATGATGTGTGTTGTGTATGTGAGAAGTGTGGGGCTATTCTGAGTGGACAGGCTATTGACTATAGAGAAGAGAATGTAGGGGATAGTAGGACGATAGAGGCGATGCGGGGAATAGTTGATTGGTTGATGTATAAGCCGGTGTTTTTGGCAAAGAAGGTTTTAGTGTTAGATGAGGTGCATAATTTATCTGTTGGAGCTCAGAATTTGTTGTTGAAGGTGCTTGAAGAGCCTCCTCGGGATGTTGTGGTTGTGCTTTGTACTACGAAACTTGATGGGATAATTGAGCCGTTGAGGCAGAGGTGTCAAGAGTTTGAGTTTAAGCTTGTGTCTCAGGATGATTTGATGAAGTTGTTTGTGAGGGTTGTGCAAGATGAGCCTAGGTTACTTGAGTTGGAGGATAGGGTGTTGCGTGATGTTTTCTTTGAGGCGAGGGGTAGTCCTCGTCGGTTTTTGACTTTACTTGAGAGGGTGTATTTGGGAGGTGAGGTTGTAGTAGAAGAGGAAGAAAAGGTAATGTCTGTTGTGGATATGGTGTTAGATGGTGATGTACTAAGTGTTGTGAGGAGTGTGGATGATGTGATAAGGGAGGTTGGTGTGAAGAATGTAGTTCCGTATGTGGTTGGGGTGATAGTGAGGAAGATAAGGCGGGCGTCTTCGTATCATGAGGTAGTGAAGTTGTATGGTGTATTGAATGCGATGTCGTTGCCTTCTGGTTTGTATGGTATAAAAGATGAGGATAAGGTGTTGTATCAGTTGTTGTCTGCGGCGTTGTGGGTGAAGAATTTAGATGTGAGGTAGGAGGTGGGTGGGGTGGCTGATGTGGTGTTGAGTGTTGATGCTGTTTATACGTATGTGAGGACGGATAAGTCTGAGGTGCATAATGTAATAGATAAGGTGTTATCTGTCAAGTTGGATTGGGCGAGGTGGAGTAAAGCGTACAGAATGGGTTTATGGGATGGGTATAGGAGGTTTTATGATATTTTGAGAAATAGGTTTTTGACGGGATTTTTGGCGATTGTGTTAGCTAGTTTAGTTGATAAGGGGTATGAGGTTGAGATAGAGGGTAAGGAGTATGTGTTTGGTGGTTGGGAGGGTGATGTGGAGAGTATAGTGCTTAATGGGATAGATGAGGTGAGGTGGAGGGAGACGCAGTTGCCTGTGTTAAAGCAGTTGTTGTCTTGCAAGAGAGCTGTTGTGAAGATGGGGACAGGTGCGGGGAAGACGGAGGTGATTGCGGGGATATTGAGAGCTTTATCTGATGAGAGGGCGTTGGTATTGGTGCATAGGGTTGAGTTGTTGCATCAGATGGTGGAAAGATTGAGGTTGAGGTTGGGGGAGGAGGTGGGGATGATAGGGAGTGGTAAGGTTGATATGGGGAAGAGGGTTGTTGTAGGTATGGTTCAGTCGGTATGGATGAAGAAGCCTTTGCTGGCGAAATGGTTGAAGGAAGATGTTGGAGTGTTAGTGATAGATGAGTGTCATCATAGTCCGAGCAAGATATGGGCTCAGATTGCTATGTTGTGTGGTGCGAGATGGAGGTATGGGTTTTCTGGGACGCCGATTGTTTATAATGAGGAGAGGGATTTGTTGTTGGTGGGTTTGACTGGTGAGGTAATTTATGGTGTGCAGGTGAAGGATTTAGTTGAGAGGGGTTATGCGGCGAAGCCTCGGGTTAATATTGTTGTAGTGCCGTTTAGGTATAAGGGTGGCTGGCATAGTGTATTTGAGGAGGTATATGGGAAGGATGAGAGGATGGTTGAGGTGTTGAAGGCTGTTTTGAGGTGGGAGTTAGGGAGTGGTAAGAGGTGTGTGGTGGTGTTTGTTGAGAGGGTAAGGCATGGGGAAAGGTTGTTTAGGGAGTTGAAGAAGGAGGGGTGGAGTGTGGTGTTTGTGTATGGAGAGAGGAGTGATGTGGAGAGGGTGAGTATTTTGAGAAGTATGAAAGAGAAGAGGTATGATGTGGTTATAGCGACGACGATATTTGATGAGGGTATAGATGTAGCTGGGATAGAGGGGGTGGTATTTTGGTGTAGTATGAAGAGTGTGGTGAGGGTGATGCAAAGGATAGGAAGGGGGGTGAGGGTTGAGGGGGGTAAGAATGAGGTGAATGTGTGGGAGTTTGTAGTAGACAACAGGTATATGAAGAATCATTTAAAGAAGAGGATTGAGTATTATAGGAAGGAGGAGTTGGAATGGAGGTTTTGGGTGTGGACGGGGAGTGGGTTAGTTGAGATGGAGCAAGGTGGTGTTAAGAGGGAGGTTTAGTGAGAGGTGAGTATGATTTGGAAGTATTATTTATTAGAGGGATGTGTAGGTAGTAGGAGGGGGTGTGAGGCATGGTTGATATTCAGATAGATTTTGAGAGGGTGTTTAGCATATTGAAGAGTTTGAGGTGTGATTTGAGTGAAGAGTATGTAGATAGAGCTTGTTTTAAAGGTTGGGGGGATAGGGTATTGATGGAGACTGAGGGGGTATTGGCGTATTTGATTCGGTTAGTTTTTTTGGTTGAGGTGGTGGATTTAATGCGTAGGTTGAATAATGGGGAGGGAGATGAGAAAGATGTTTTGTTTTTTCTTGTGGTGAAGGGGTTAGGTTTGAGGTATTTATCTGAGGTTGTGGATGCTGCTGAGAGGGGGCTTGAGAGGTTGTATGAGGAGGGGGATTTTAGTGCTTTTAGTGTGTGTTTAGAGAAGATGTTGGAAGAGTGTGTAGATGAGATAAGTAAGAAAATGGAGGAGAAGGAGGTGATGGTTCAGTGAAGGATTTTAGGTATTTAACTGCTGATGTTTATGTAGTGCTTGCGGTATGGCAGGATATATCTGGAGTTGATGTATTGGATTATAGGGGGGCGTGTAAGCTTGTGAAGTGTGTGGAGGTGGAGGTGAAGGGGTGGCAGGGGAAGGAGTTTAGGGAGAAGGTTGAGTGGTTGTATGGTTTTTTGAAATGGTTATGGGTTGAGGGGAAGAGGCTTGGGGATGGGTGGCGGTATGTGACGAAGTATGTGGTTGATATGAGGGTGGAGAATGGTGTGAGGGAGGTTGTGGAGGAGTATAAGAGGTATGTGAGGGAGCGTTTTGGGAAGGATGTTTATGTGGATTTGATGGATAAGGAGGTGATAAAGGCGGCGAAAGTTGTTCAGCGTGTGGCGAAGGAGTTAGGGATGAGTGTGTATGAGGTGATAAAGTATCAGCATGAGTGTTGGGAAGAAATAAGGGAGCCTCTTGTATTTAAGAGGATGGTAGATGAAGATTTGGTGAAGAGGCGGATAAAGGTGAAGATGGATGAGGATAGGAGGCAGGGAGTAGTTAGTAGGAGGTTTGAAGAGAGCAAGAGGGATTTGGAGGCGTTGGTAGCTAAGTATTGGAGGACTATTTTGTCTGTTGGTGTGGTGTTTTATGTGACGAAGAAAGGGTGGCTTGCTGAAGTAGCGAGGGAGTATTGGGAGAAGTTGAAGAATGCTGATTTATTGAAAAGGAATGAGTTGAAGTTGGAGTATTCGGTTGAGAATGTAGTGAAGAGGTGGAAGGCGGAGGGTTGTCCAGAGAATTTGCTTGTGTAGTAGGGGGTTGGGGAGTGGGGAAGTATCTTTTAGGTCAGTTAGCGGGGCATAGGTTTGCGGATAAGACGCTGGAGAATTTTGTTTGGGATGTGGGGAATGGTTATTTAAGGGATTTTTTTTATGAGTTAATTGAGAGGAGGGATTGGGAGAAGGGAGTTGGGCTAGTGGGGGATGTTGGTGTGGGGAAGACTCATTTGTTGTCGGCTTTGTATAAGAATAGGGCGTGGGTGTCTGTATTTCAAGGTGGTGGTGTTCCGTTTTGGATTAGTTTTTTTGATTTAGTTATTGAGTATAGGGAGGATAGGAAGGTATTGAAGGAGTTAGTTGAGAATTATGATTTGATTTTTGTGGATGATATTTGGAGTGTTGGGGCGTCGGTTGAAGAGAGGAATGTAGTTAGGGAGTTAGTGTTTAGGTGTTATGATGGAAGGAAGGTGTTGTGTTATACGGCGAATTGGAGTTATGAGAGGTGGGATGTGGATGAGAGGGTGAGGGACAGGTTGAGGGAGATGTGTGTGGAGGTTGATTTGGTTGGTAGTTCGTTTAGGGGTGTGTAGATGGAGTGGTTTTTGATAAAGGCGGTGGTGGATGGTTTATTGGGGAGTTCTGTGTTGTCTGAGGTGGATGTGTGGTTTTTTAGTGAGGAGTTGGATAGGAAGGTATGGGTGTTATTGAGGAAGGTGGCTGAGAGAGGGAAGTTGGTGAGGAGTTGGGATGATTTGTATATGGTTGCATTGATGGATGGGGTAGGTGATGAGGTGTTACAGAGGATATTGTGGTATAAGGAAAATGATGTGAGTTTATCGTCAGAGTTAGTATTGGATGTGGTGGATAGGTTATGGAAAGAGAAGGTGGTAATTGAAGGGGTGAAGAGGGTTGAGGAGAAGTTGTTGAGGGGGGTAGATATAGATAGTGTGGTAGGTGATTTGGGTAGGGTGTATAGGGTTGTTATGGCGAGGTCAATAGGGCGTGTGGGTTTGAGGGAGGATGTGTTGGATAGTGTGTTAGATAGGATGGTTGGGTATGTGGTAGAGGCGAGGGAGGAGAGGAGGTTGTTATCTGGGTTTGTTCAATTAGATGTTGTGTTGAATGGTGGGTTTAGGCAGGGGTCGTTGGTGGTGTGGATAGGGGCGACGAGTGTAGGTAAGACGATGATGTTGGTGTTTCAGTCGGTGATGTTTATGTTGCAGGGTAAGAATGTGTTGTATATATCGCTTGAGGACAGCAAGGATGTAGTGTTAGAGCGGTTTGATAGGTTATTGTTTTCGAATGTGAGGGATGATGTAGAGGGTTTAAGTAAAAGGATTGAGTTATTGAAGGGTATGGGCAAGGTTGAGGTGATGTATATGTCTCGGATGTTGATAGATGAGTTAGAGGGTTTGGTGGATAGTTTAGCGGATAAGGTAGATGTGGTTGTGATAGATTATGGGGATTTATTGAGTGTGGGGAAGGGGTATAAGGAGGCGGATTGGGTAGAGCAAGGTGAGGTATTTGAGAGGATGATGAGGATAGCGGACAGGTATAACAAGTGGGTGGTGACGGCGTCTCAAGCGAATAGGGAAGCGGTGGATAAGAAGGTATTGTCGTTAGGGAATGTAGGTAGGAGTTTTAGGAAGGTGCAGGTAGCGGATTATGTGATAGCGTTGTCTCAGACAAAAGAGGAGGAGCAGCAGGGGTTGATAAAGCTTGTGGTGTTGAAGAACAAATTTGGGAAGAGGGGAGATGTGATATCGTTGAGGGTGATAAGGGAGTGTAGTTATTTTAGGGAGGAGATGATGTGAGGGAGTTAAGTTTGTCTGCGAGTGTGTTAGGGGTGAATTGTTTGAGGAGGTTATGGTTTATTGCGCATGGGGTTGAGGGTGTTGAGTTGGATGAGGCTACTAAGAGGATTTTTGATATAGGGAGGGCGCTTGAGCCTGTTGTTATAGAGTGGGAGAGGAGGAAGGGTAGGGAGGTGTTTTATAATGCGAAGGGTCATGAGGATGAGCCGGATTTTGTATTGAAGGTTGGGAAGGGTGTGGTGGTGGGGAGGTTTGATGCGATTTTTGATAGAGAGATTTTGGTGGATATTAAGACGTGTAATTTGAGGAAGTTTATTGAGTTATCGGAGGGTAATATTTTTAAAAGTTGGTTGGTTCAGGTGAATGTGTATTTTTTTGGGTTGAAGTTGGCGTGTGTTAGGGATGATATAAGGGAGCTTGTTGAGAGTATAAGGAAGGTAGGGATATTGGGTGTGCATAAGGAGAGTGGGAGGACGGTGGAGGTTGTGAAGGATCCGGATGTGAGGTTGTTTGAGGGGGTGATAAGGAAGGCGAATGAGGTGTTTAATGTGGAAAGTGTAGAGGGGTTATTAGTTGATGTGAGTGAATGTAGTTGGTGTGAGTTTAGGGTTAGGTGTGAGGAAATTGGGGGCAAGTGATGGATCTTATTGAGTGGTTGTTATCGCAGGGGGCTAAGGTAAGTAAGGGTGGTCAGGAGTATTGTGTGAATTGTCCGAAGTGTGGTGATGTTAAGAAGCATTTGTATATTAATCCTTATTTGGGGGTTGGGCATTGTTTTCGGTGTGGGTATTCGGGGAGGGTTGAGGAGATATTGGTGGATGGGTTTGGTTTATTGTTTAAGGATGTGAGGGATTTGTTGGTGGGGTTTAGGAGGGTGAGGAGTGAGATGAGGGTTCAGGAGAGGTGTGATGAGGTTTCTTTTCCTGAAGGGAGTGTGGAGTTAGGAAAGATAGGCAAAGGAGTGGAGTGGTTGGTTAGGGAGTGGTGTGAGGGGAGTAATGTGAGGTATGAGGATTTAGTGGAGATGGGGTGTCGGTGGTGGAATGGGCGATTGGTTGTGCCATGTTGGAAGGACAGGGATAGAAAGGAGCTATGGTATTGGATAGCGAGAGCGATCAAGGATATTGAGCCGAAGTATATTAATTGTTCTATTCCTAAGAGTGGGGTAGTGTGGGGGTTGGATTGGTATGATGTGAGTGATGGGTATTTGTATGTATGTGAGGGGTGGAAGGATGCGTATCGGGTAAGGGGTGTAGCGTTATTAGGGAAGGAGGTGAGTGATGAGCAGGTGGAAGTAGTGTCGGGGTTAGTAGGTGGTAGTGGAGTGAGGGTGTTATTGGATAGTGATGCATGGCGTGAGGGTGTGATGGTTGGTATGAGGATAGGCAAGGTGGTGGGGTATGATAAGGTTGAGGTAGGTTTTTTGATGGGGTTAAAGGATCCTGGGGAGGGCAGGAGTAAGGATGAGGTGTTAAGGGTGTCTGAGTTTTTCAAGTTGACTGATGGTGTTGGTTGGATGGTGGAGGTTATTCGTAAGTGGATGGTAAAGAGAGTTGAGGAGGGTTTGAGGGTTTTAGGGAGAGGTGTAAGGGGTAGTGGAGTATAATATAAGTAGGAAGAAGAGAGAGGTGGGAGGTGGGTAGTATGAAGGGATTGATTGAGGGTATTAACTTAGAGGCTGTGTATGAGTTGTTTAAGGAAGAGGTAAAGATTTTTGAGTTATTTCCTGTTGAGGAGGCTCGGAGGGTTAAAGTAGAGCCTCATCAGTTGAGGTTATTATCTTGTAATATTCCAAATTATTGGTTGGTGGTTGATGGAGTGGAGTGTGAGGTTTCTGGGTTTAGTTTGTATAGGGTATTAGTGTTGACGGAGGATTTATGTTTAGCGGATTTTAGGGAGGATGTGCCGTATTTACGTGTTGGTAGGCGTCTTTATGTGGCATGTTTGCCATTTTGGATTTATTTGACTAGTGATTTTCTTGAGGAATATTCTGTGTTTATGGCGAAGGTGGAAGGTGAAGTGGTTCGGTATTTATTTGAGTGGGTGAAGAGGGTTGAGTTACCGGATGGAGATAGTGTGAGGGGTAGGTATATTGTGGATATGATGGAGCTGACGAGTTGGTGGAATGTGAGTAGTATTATGGATGTAGTTGATGCTTGTGAAGATTATGAGATAGCAATTTTAGAACAAAATTAAAAGGAGGTGGGTGTTATGGCATTAGATTTTGAAGTGTTAAGGAAAGAGTATCAGGAAGCTATTGCACAGCAGGCAACTGATGAGTATTGGGTGCCTGATTTTGGGGAGAATCTTATTCGGGTATTACCTCCTCGTGATGGAAAGTTATTTTATAAGAAGGTAGGTGTTCATTTCAGGCTTGTTGGGTCTGGGATGGAGTATTGTCCGAGGTTGACTGAGGGGTTAGCTTGTCCGGTGTGTGAGGTTGTGGATCAGTTGAAGAGGTTGAAGACGCCGGTGGCGATGCAGTTAGTGAATAGGTTAGTAGTTGTTGAGCGGTTTTTGATGAATATTATTCCGCTAAAGGAAGGTGAGGAGAAGTCGATTAGGCAGTATTTAGCGCCGAAAACAGTGAGGTTGGCATTGTTGAAGACAATATTAGACCCTGATTATGGGGATATTACGGATTTGGAAAAGGGGCGGAATGTTGTTATTGAAAAGGTACAAGGTAGTGGAGGTTTTGTGAATTATACGGTGAGGGTGAAGCCTCGTGAGGTATCTATAAGGGAGCTTTTAAGAAGAGAGTTGTATATAGAGGAGATTCCGGATTTACATGAGTTTGTTTCTCGCAGGTTGAAGGGGTATGATGAGTTGAAGAGTATTTTGTATGGTGGGGATGAGGAGTTAGGAGTTGAGGGTTTAGTTGAGAGGTATGTGAGTGCTGGGGCGTTAGAAGAGGAAAGGGAGAAGGAGAGTGAGGAGAAGAAAATTGATGTTGGAGTTGTAGGTGCAAAGGCGAAGGGTGGTTCTATGGATATTGATGGGATGTTGAGGATGGCGAAGCGGATTGTTGAGCAATATCAATATAAGGAATTGAAGGATGAGGATATTCCGTTTTAAGGGTTTTAGGGGTATGTGATGAGTGATGTGGTATGTTTATCTTGTCCGTTGCGTGGGAGGCGGAGGGTTGATTCTGAGGGCAGTTTAGATGCTGAGTTAGTGTTTGTTGGTGAGGCTCCTGGTGAGGAGGAGGAGCGCCAGGGGCGTCCTTTTGTTGGGTATTCGGGCAAGGTTTTGAGAACGGTATTAGATGCGGTGGGTGTTGATTGGTCTAAGGTTTATATCACGAATGTAGTCAAGTGTTGTCCTCCGAATAATCAATTGTCGAAGGAGGTAGTGAGGTGTTGTAAAGTGAAGTTAGAGCAGGAGTTAATGCGTCTTAAGAAGCGGCGGTTGATAGTTGCGTTGGGATCTACGGCGAAGGAGTTTTTTGGGGTGCCTGGGGTGTTAGCTGATGTGAGGGGCAATATTGTTGATACGAAGTATGGGAAGGTATTGGTGACGTGGCATCCTGCGTATCGTCAGATGTTTAATAAAGATGTGGTTTTTGATATGAGTCCGTATGAGCAATTTGTAAAGGATCTATTACGTGGGTGTATGTTTGTTGAGACTGGGAGGTTGTATAGGAGGATTAGGTATGAGGTTGTTGAGGATGGGAGGTTAGATGAGGTTTTGTCAGTAGTAGGTGGTAAGGAGGTTGCGCTTGATTTTGAGACGGTTGGGAGTGATATATGGCATGGAGATTTTAAGGTGTTGACGGTTGGGTTAGCGGTTGATGGTAGGTGTTATGTAGTGGATTTGGAGAGGTTGGGTGAGGTGAGGGCGAGGGAATTTATGAGGGGGGTGTATGAGAGGGCTGGGAAGTTAATTGTGTATAATGCAGGGTTTGATGTGGTGTTAGGTGTAAAGGAGTATGGTTGGGAGTTGTATGGGAGGAGTGGTGATATAGAGGATGTTCAGGTGATGTATTATTTGCTTAGTGGGAAGGCGACACCGGGTGTGTCGTTGAAGAGGCTTGTGTTGGATTATCTTGATGTAGGGCAGTATGGTATAGATTGGAAGAAAATAGATATTAGGAGGTTAGATAGGGAGAGGTTGTATGAGTATAATGCGATTGATGCGTATGTAACTTTAGAGTTATATAAGTTGTTTAAGGAGAGGCTGAAGGGAGCACCTCTTTGGTGGAGTGAGATATTTGGGAGGGTGGGTAGGAGTTTATGGGATGCGTATGAGGTGGTGAAGAGGGTATTGGGGTTGAGTATTGAGTTGCAGGTGAATGGGATGTATGTGGATGTGGGGTATTTAGTTGAGTTGAGGAGGGAGCTTGAGGCGAGGAAGAGGGAGTTTTTGCGTGGGGTTGGGAGAGTTAATTTGAATTCACCGAGGCAGGTGATGGAGTGGTTGAGGGAGGTTGGTGTTGAGGTTGAGTCGACGAGGAAGGAGGTTTTGGAAGGGATTTTGAAGGTTCAGGGGGATAGGTTATCTGATGAGGCGAGGGTGAGGATAGAGAGGTTGCTTGAGTATCGTGTTATAGAGAAGATGCTTAGGACGTATGTTGAGCCGTTTTTGGAGGAATGGATACGGAGTGATGGGTGTATTCATTCGAAGTTTTCTGTGGTTGGGACGGATACGGGGAGGCTTGCATCATTTGAGCCGAATTTGATGAATATTCCGACGAGGTTGGGTCCTATTTTAGAGAAGGCGTTTGTAAGTAGGTTTGGTGAGGATGGTAGGATAGTGAAGGCGGATTTTAGTCAGCATGAGTTGAGGGTGGCGTGTCAGTATTCAAAGGACAGGAGGATGAAGGAGTTTTTTGAGTCTGGTGTGGATATTCATACGAAGGTGGCGATTGAGTTGTATGGAATGCCTGAGGATGTTTCTGAGGAAGAGAAGAAGGAGTATAGGAGGCGGGCTAAGGGTTTTAATTTTGGGGTAATTTATGGTCGTGGTTATAGGAGTGTAGCGGAGGAGTTAGGGATGTTGGAGAGGGAGGCTAAGGAGACGATAGAGAAGTATTTTCAGATGTTTTTTGGGTTGAAGAGGTGGTTAGATAGGGTAAAGGAGTTTGCTAGGGAGAGTGGGTATGTGAGGACGATGTTTGGTCGGTTTAGGTGGATAAGTTTAGGTGGTGATGGAGGGGAAGGTGAGGGTTGGGCTCAGAGGGCTGTTAATACGCCTGTTCAGAGTGCGGCGAGTGATATTGCGGCGTTGACGGCGTGGCGGATTGTGGAGAGGTTATGGAGAGAGGGTTTTAGGAGTAAGGTAGTGAATTTTGTTCATGATTCTGTGATTGTGGATTGTCCTGAGGATGAAGTTGATGAGGTATGTCAGGTGATAAAGGAAGAGGTGAGGAATATAGAGTTACCTGAAGAAAAGTTTGTAGAGTTTGAGATAGATATTGCGATAGGTAAATCGTGGGGAGATTGTAAGGAGTAGGATATGGGTAGGAGGTCGATTAAAGTTGGGAAGGGATTTGAGTATAGGGTTAGGGATTGGTTTAGGCGTGCGGGGTTTGAGGCAAATAGGGTTCCTGTTTCAGGGGCATCATCTGCTATGAAGGGTGATGTAGTGGTTAAGGTTAGTAGAGGGTTGGAGTTGTTTATAGAGTGTAAGAGGCGGACTGGTGGGTATAAGGAGTTATTTAGGTGGGTTGAGGATGCTTTGGGGAAAGGGGTTGATGTGTTGGTGTTAGGGGTTAGTAGGCAGAAGCCGGTTGTGATTATGAGGATAGATAAATTTATAGAGTTAATATTGAGGAGGGGGTAGTATGTTGAAAGGGTGTTTTGGGAAGTTTGGGGAGGGTGAGTGTTTGGAGTGTAGTTTGTTTGAGATGTGTTCTGGGTATTATGTGGTGGGTGAGGTTGGTAGGTGTCCGAGGTTTGGTGTGGGGTTTGAGCAAGGGAATGAGATGTGTCGGTTGTGTTTGAAGTATTTTTATGGGGAGGAGTGTAAAAGTTTTTCTAGGAAGAGGAGGGGCAAGGTGTGAGGTGTTTTTGGGTATAATGTATATGGAGGAATGAGAAAGGGGGGTGGGTGTATGAAGTTTAGTGAGATGGGAGGTAATGAGTTTGAGAGGTTTCTTAGGGAGACTTTGGTGATAGATGATGGTCGACTTGAGGAGGATTTGAGGGAGTTGAGTTATAGGTATGCGGAGTTAGGGGTATTATTAGCAAAGGCGAAGGCGGAGTATGAGAGTAGGAGGTTAGAGTTTCAGGTGCTTGAGGCGAATTTGGCTAAGCATTTTAGGGAGACGTTGCCTAAGGTGACTGAGAAGGCGGTTGAGGAGGCGGTGGTGAGGTCTTTTGAGTGGCAGGAGGTGAAGAGGCGTGTTATTGAGGCGAAGCAGGAGGTTGATTTGTTGTCTGCGTTGGTTCAGGCATTGGAGACAAAGCGGGATCTTTTGATGACTTATTTGTCGTGGAAAAAGGAATTGGCAAAGATGAACAGAGAGATTGAGTTTTAGGTGATAAAAATTGAAAGAGAGGTTTTTTTGTTCTGATTTTGATGAGGTATTTGTTTAATCAAATTTGAAGAGGGGTGGTGGGTATGGCTGAGACTAAGTATGCGGAGTGGTTAGATGAGTTATTGGAGAGGGGTTTTTATTTATCTGAGTTTAAGAGGTTGGTGCAGGAGAGGTTTCCTGGTGAGAATATTGATTTGTGGAGGTTTTTGCATCGGAGGAGGAAGCAGGGGTGGAAGATAGAGATGAGGAAAGAGGGTAATGATACTTTTTACAAGGTGGTAAGCAAGCCTGAGAGGTGGAAGGAGTTTAGGTTGAAGCAAGTAGATGAGGTTGAGGAGGGATGTGGTAGGCAGGGAAGTAAGGTGTTATGTGGTGTGGGGGTATATGAGTTAGAGGGTTTAGGTGGGAGGTATAGGGTGAAGGTGCGGGTAGGTTCGGATAGTTGGGAAGTAGAGTTTGAGGGTCGGAGGGTTGAGGATGTGTTAAGAGAGTTATGTGGCAAGGAGGTTGAGGTGAAGAAGGTTGAGAAGGTTGGTCAGGTTGAGAGAGGGGTGTTTAGTTTGTATGAGGTTATATAAGTAATTTGTATAAATATGAGTAGGGAGGTGGGAGGTATGGTGAGGAAGATAGTGACTCATAAGGAGCCGAGGCATTGGGATGATTTTATTGCTGTGTCGTTGTTGAAGAGGAGTTATCCTGATGCGGTGGTAGAGTTTGTGCATCCTCAGCAAGTGCCTATGGAGTATTATCAGGATGGAGAGGTATGTCTTGTAGATGTAGGAGGTAGGTATGAGCCTGAGTGGATGAATTTTGATCATCATCAGGATTTGAATCTGAATTGT